GTCGCGTTGTAATGGGCTACAAAGAAATATTGCAATACACCCCCATAGTAAGAAACATGATTAGTGAAGGTCGGCTAGTTCACACTGGCGAAGCGATGCTTGCCGAGCATGTCTGCCGAGCGGTAATGGTCAGAACGCAGGGCTCCATAGCAGTCAGCTCGCAAAAGTCAGCCGGGCCCATCGAGCTTTGTCGGACGATGATCTGGGGAGCAGCTGCCGCAGCGCGTCCAGCAAACTCTCAAAAACCTTCAATGATCTTGATCGCAAACTAGAGTCATCTTGGCACTCGTCCGCTTTCTTGCCTGTCGTCGGGATACCGCGAGTCACTGGGCGAGTGCCACCATAAACCGCGCTTACTGTGGCAATATGTGATATGGCTCTCTTCTCAAAATCCCGTGAACTTACTGCTACGACCGAACCTTCGGTCAAAGCGGCTGTCGGTGCATCGTCCTATTCGCCTTTGACCTCTTTCGTCTCTTGGACAAACGGAACTCGTCGCGCCCGTTCAATGACTTTGCCAGTAATCGCACGCGGTCGAGACCTAATCTGCAACACCATTGCAGGAATGAAGCTTGAGATGTACCGCGAAATGTGGAACGGCGAAGAAATGGAAGAAGTGCCACTTGCTCCGCGTTCATGGCTGTCACGAATTGACCAATCCGTTCCAAACCAATTCATCATCAGTTATACCGTGGACGACCTCATCTTTGAAGGGCGAGCTTTTTGGATGATAGAAACTCGCACCGCTGACGGATACCCGGCATCGTTCACTCGGCTACCTGCCGCAATGGTGCAGACACTTGACCAACAAGGCGAAGTCTTCTTTGGCCCATCAAAGCAAGTTGTCTTTAACGGCATCCAACTAGATCCGCGCGATCTTGTGCAATTTATCTCACCAATGCAATCATTGAACTCGACTGGGGCGCGCGCTGTAGAGATCGCACTCCGCGTAGAAGAGTCACGGCTTCGAGCGTCCCAGTCGGTACTACCTAGCGGATACTTAAAACAAACTGGAGGGGAACCACTTTCCGCGCAAGAGCTTTCGGACTTGGCAGCACAATTCAACTTGGCGCGCACCTCTGGCAATAACACTGCCGCGCTCAATGAGTTTCTTGAGTATGTGCCAACACAAGCGACACCTGACAAGATGCTGATGATCGAGTCCGCAGATTATTCGGCGCGCGATCTTGGACGCATCCTCGGCGTACCGTCCTACTTGCTCTCGGTCTCAATCGGTGCTTACTCGTACCAGTCATCCCAGCAGTCGCGCATAGATCTTTGGACATACGCTTGCAAAGCTCTCGCCGACTGCATCACCGAAACACTGTCATCCGACAATGTGCTCCCTCGCGGAACATATGTCTGCTTTGACACAGATGACTTCTTGGCAGAGGCTTACATGAGCGGAGACATGCCAGAAGACCGAATGAACGAAACCGATATCCCCCAAGACGCACTTATAGAAAACTAGGATCCAACCATGATCAGACTTACTACAGAATCTTTTACGATTGACGCCGCCGAAGGAGAAACACCGCGCCGCACGATCTCGGGCATTGCGGTCAGATATAACACTCCAGCAAAAGTAAGCGACGGAACAATGGTCGCTTTTGCACCCGGCTCACTCCCAGTAGATGGACGCGCACCGACTCTTCAGATGTACCACGACTCAAGCAAGGTCATCGGCACAGTCACCGAGCGTCTAGAAACTCCAGAAGGCATGCTGTTCGTAGCGAAAGTATCTAACACACGCGACGGAGACGAAGCCTTGATCCTTGCAGCTGACGGAGCCCTTCCAGAAGTGTCCGTTGGCGTGGAGCCGATCAAGTTCAAGTACGACAAAGAAGGCACAATGATCGTTACCTCGGCATCTTGGAGCGAATTATCCCTTGTCGCTCGAGGAGCCTTTGACGCACCAATCCAGCAAGTCGCAGCATCCACACCAGAAGAAGAAGAAGTTACTACTATTCAAGAAGCACCTCAACAGGAGACAGAAACCATGAACGAAACAGTCGAAGCCCCAGCCGTAATTGAAGCATCAAAGGCAACTCAAACAATTTTCGCAACAGCGAAGAAAGAGTTCCACATGCCAACACCTGCCGAATACATCTCGGCATTTGTAACCAATCCTGACAAGTTCGCAGAGATGCGCGCAGGCATTGAAGCTGCCGCGCCATTTGTGGACAACTCTGATATTCCTGGCATCTTGCCTTTGCCGATTGTTCAGCCGACCTACAATAATTTTATTGGTCGTAGGCCTGTCATCGATGCTGTAGGAGTTAAGGCGATGCCACAAGGCGGCAAAGTTTTTATCCGTCCAGAAGTAACAACACACACTTCAATCGGAAATCAAGCAAACGAGAACACCGCGCTCACCGCTGGACTGTTCGTCGTTACGGATCGTCAGGTCACAAAAGGTACATACGGAGGATATGTGACCCTCTCCGAACAATCAATCGATTGGAGTACACCCGAAGTAATTTCGCTAGTGCTCGATGACATGGCTCGCATTTATGCAAACGCCACCGACAATGTCGCAGCAGACGACTTGAAGACAGGTGCAACAGTTACACAAAACTTCGCAGCTGCTTCAGCATCTGATGCTTCCTACTGGACATCGTGGATTTCCACTGCTGCTCAGACGATTCTGTCGTCAAGCAATGGCAACCTTCCTACCCATCTTTTCGTCAGTCCTGACTGGTGGGGAACGCTTATGTCGCTTAGCGATTCGTCAAAGCGTCCGTTATTTCCACAGGTTGGCCCTATGAACGCATTTGGCGATCTTGGCCCAACACAATACGAAGGAATGGCATTTGGACTTCGCGTAGTTCCAGACCGCAACTTTGCCGCAGACACAGTCATTGTGGGCGATGCATCAGGTTATGAACTGTTCGAGCAAGCCAAGGGCGCCCTTAGTATCGATATTCCATCTACGATGTCAAGGACTCTGGCTTTCAGAGGGTACTTTGCAACCCTGATGATGGACGAAACCAAGTTCGTCAAAGCAACATTCTCCTGATCCGAAAGGTAAGCCAAGATTATGGCTGCCTACACGGTCACACACAAACAACTTACCGACAACTACGCAGTCTTACAGCTTCTTACTGAAGCCGAGATTGAAGTTGGCGCAAGCGTTGTCATCACGAATGTCGATGCAACTTTCAACGGAACTTACATTGTCTACGCTCTGCCGCAGTACGCGTTTATGGGCGTGGACGATGAAGGTGATCTTCTCTTTGATCCGCTTGTCACCATTCCGAATCAGGTGCTTTACGCAAAGACCGCAGCTGATGTCGCTCGCACTGCCGCTTCTGGCACGCTAACAATTACCCAGACTTGCACTTGGGTCACTTCAGCAATGCTCGAGGACTGGTTGGGCATTGGGACAGCGACCGCAGCTGACGCCGCATTCCTGACAATCTGTGCTTCGGCATGCTCGCAATTTGCGTGGCGTCGCAGAATGGAAGCCGGCTATGTCGATTCCTTAACGACTGTCCCTTCGCAAGATGTCCTACTTGGGACGCAGATGTACGGTGGATCTTTGTACCGCCAACGCGGATCGATAGATCAATTTGCTTCGTTCCAAAATATGGGCGTAACTCCAGTGATGGGTCTGAACGGAATGATCCGCCAGTTGCTAGGGATTGATCGTCCGCAGGTCGCCTAATGCCTGTACCTAACTACACGGATCTTTTTAACGAAGGCTACGACGATCTAGTTGCAAAGCTTTCAACGGTCGTAGGGCTACAGGTCAATAACGATCCGCGCAACATTACGCCGCCTAGCGTCTTTGTAAACATCGACTCCATAGACGGCTATAACTACAATGTCGCAAAACTTAACTTTACACTCCAGATCATCACGCTCGGCCCGGGCAACCTAGACGCCCAAAAGAGCCTGCTCAATATCCTCGCCCAGATCTACGCGCTAAACATTGGGGTCGTCTCTGGACGCCCAACTAACCTAGATATCGGTGGCTCAACGCTTCCTGCTTATGAGCTGTCGGTCACGACTGTCGTTCAGACTGCCTAATCCACACTCTCGGTCTCATTATGTGTCAAACTAAATCCAACACTTCCAAGGAGTAACTCACATGGCAACTTCCACTATCCTCTCGAATCCGCAAGTCAAGTTCGGCTCGGTCGATCTTTCGGGTTGGTGCACAAGCGCAGTTTTGACGAGAACTGTCACCGCTCTAAACGACACGGTATTTGGAAATACTTCCAACACTTTTACGGCGGGCCTTGCAGATAATGAATTGACCGTAACTTTATTTTTGAGCTACGAAGCTAATGCCACTTACGCAACACTTGCACCGCTTGTCGGCACAAAGTTTGTTGTTACGGTAAAACCAACAACCGCAGTGGACTCGGCTACGAATCCCGCCTTTATTTTAAGTGATACTTATCTCGAGTCTTTACCTGTAATTTCTGCATCGCTTGGAGAGCTTCAGTCCGTCGATATTACGACGATGGGCGGCGTCTACAGCGCTGACACTACTAACCCATAATCTTCGGCCTTCCTTGGCCCGACGAAAGGAAACAAAGTGAAGATCAAACTTACGCTTACACGCGGAGACAAAAAAGAAACACTCATCACAAACCTCTTTGCGATCGCCGAATGGGAACGCCTAGAGAATCGTCGAGTGTCCGACGGTCGCGGTATCGGCGCATCAGACATGGCTTGCTGGGCGTACATCATGCTCGGCGTCAAAGGCGAAACACTTCCTGCTACTTGGCGCGAATGGCTTAAAGCGAACCCAGATGTCGAGATCGGCGTAGAGGATGCAACTGATGTAAACCCTACGGACGCGGCTACAGGCGACAACTCGCCGAACTTGTAGTCGCGACAGGGTGGGCTCCCACTTTCTACGCTGACACCTTCGACACGCGAGACCTAACTACCATTGTCGCAGTGCTAGAAAAACAAAACAAAAAGAGGTGACATGGCTGACGGACTCAACACAAAGATCGAGATCTACGGTCTAAAGGATGCTATAAAGCAATTAAACTCGGTTGAACCGGGGCTTCGTAATCAGATCGCAAAAGACTTCCGCAATGTCGCAAAGCCTGTCATCAATGACGCGCTAGCACTAATCCCCAACACTGTTCCTCTGTCTGGTATGGGTCGCAAATGGACTACGCCTTCGGGCTTCAAGATGCTTCCTTGGGATGCTGGACGCAAGCAAAAGATCTCCGCCAAGATCAACACTAAAAAGGTCTCGGAGTTCCGTGGACAGATCCGCAATGTCGGAGTCTTCAACATTGTTTACTCGGGCTCCACTGGGACACTCTTTGACATGGCTGCAAGCGGCAGACTTGGCAGCGCACTCTCGGCGCGCTACGGCATGCGATCAAGAGTAATGTGGAAAGCAATGGAAAAGAACCAAGGCACAGTCGAG